AATACTAAAAGAAAATTGCAAGGTAAGATGGATTGGAATGACATTAGTATGACATTATATGATCCTATCACACCTTCAGGAGCAGAAGCAGTAATGGAATGGGTAAGATTAGGTTACCAATCTGCTACCGGGTTTGCAGGGTATGCTGTAAACTATAAAAAGAACGTAGTAATCGACGGATTAGACCCAGCTGGAAATATTTGTGAGAAATGGGAAATACATGGAGCATTTCCACTTTCAACAGAGATGGGTGAATATGATTGGTCAAATGATCAACCATTAGAAATTACTTTAACACTAAAATACGATTGGGCGTTACTAGAATCGTTTGGTGCGTAATAGGAGATAAGATATGGCATTGAATGATGTATCGATAAAAATTATCAAAGGTAGTATTACAGGATCTCAAACATCTGATGATGCATTTTCATTTGCTAAAGAGGTAGCTGATTTTATTAAAACTATAGAAGGACCAACATTAGGCAATACTCTAGGTGGAGCTACTGGTTCTTTAGGTAAAGTAACAAATATCGATTATGTACCTAACGGTAACCTACATATGACAGCAATTATAACTGTTACAGGTTCATTACCATAACAATCGCTACTCAATAAATTTAAGAAAGTCCTGAGAATTAACAGGACTTTTTTATTTGTATATATTTATATATGTAAGAATTATTAAGGAGTTATACTATGACACAGAAAGCGTTAACAGATGCACAATTAAAAGCAAAAATATTAGCTAAAGCAGCAGCACAAGAAGTAAAACCAGATAAACAAGAGGTTGCATTATTTCCAACAGAAATTATTGATTTACCTTCACGAGGGTTAATTTATCCAAAAGATAATCCTCTATCATCTGGTAAAGTTGAAATTAAGTATATGACTGCTAAAGAAGAAGATATTCTAACTAATCCTAATTATATTAAACAAGGTAAAGCGTTAGATAAATTATATCAAGCTATTATAGTTGGTAATGGAGAAGGTCAACCTATTATATTATCTCAAATGGTACACGGTGATAAAAGTGCAGTTATGTTAGCAGCAAGAATGTTAGGATACGGTTCTGATTATGAAATAACAGTACAACATCCAGTTACTGGAAAATCATTCAAACATACAGTAGATTTATCAGAATTAAAAGTTAAAGATATTGATTACTCTAAATTTAATAATTGTAATGAATTTGAATACAATTTACCGGTAGCTGGTAAAAAGGTAGTATTCAAACTATTAACATCAGGTGAACAACGCGCTGTAGAAAAATTGCTAGTAACTCAAGAAAAAGGTGGTATGTCTAAACAGATAACTACTAAATTAAAAAAGCAAATTATATCTATAGATGGTAATGATGATAAAAATTTTATTAATCAGTTTATTGATAATTATTTACTTGCAAAAGATTCTCTTATGTTAAGAGGACATATAAACAGAATTACACCTGATTTTGATTTAGCTATACGAGTTAATTCACCAGAAAATGACTTCGATGATTTAGTAAACTTACCCATTAACGTCGACTTTTTTTGGCCTAGGCCTTGATTACAAGGCCAGTCTGCACCAAGAGATATATTATATGCTCAGACACGCTCCAGGATTTTCATGGGGTGAACTATATACTATGCCAATAAGTATGCGTAA